TCCTCCTCCTGCACCAGTAAATGATGGTTCAGCAGCAGCAGACCAAGAGGCAGCACGTAGAGACGAGATAGCTAAGGCAGCTAAGAGACGAGGACGACAATCAACAATTTTAACACCATTCCTAGGATCTGACAAAGGTTCTGGAATACTAGGATAGAGGATATTATGGCAGGATTAGTTTTAGGCGGATTGGCAGCAAAGCAAATGTCAGCACCAGCACCAGCTGCACCACCCCCACCACCAGTTGTACAGCCAGTTGCACAAGAGCAGAAAGCTCCAACTGAAAGCAAAAGAGAGACAGCAGAAGAGCGCAGAAAGAGGTTAGGACGTAGAGGCAGACAGTCTACGATACTATCATCTACTGATGAAGAAGCAGGAAAAGGACTCTTAGGATAAATCAAATATGACAAATGAAAACACAAAGATAGCAGATAGCATAGTAAAAAGGGTCTCAGACCTTGATTCTACGTTTGGTACGACTGAAGATGTATTGCAGAAGATCTCAGACTATATCTTACCAAGTAGGGGAGACTTTACACGTACTACTACACCAGGGGAGCGCAGAGACATCGATCTTTATGACACTACTGGAGTCAATGCAAATGAATTACTATCATCAGCAGTAACTAGCGGACTTACCTCGAACACAAATAGATGGTTTGATCTGGTAATCAGAGACCTAGAAGTTTCAAATGATGATGAAGTGAAGAGGTATCTACAATCAGTGCACGATATTATGTTCAGAGTATTCAATAGCTCTGATGTAAACTTTTCACAACAGAACCATGCCTTTATGATCGATCTAGTAGCATATGGAACATCTTGTATGTACATCGATGAAATCGAAGGTGAGGGCCTACGCTTTTCAGCGAGGCATCTCTCTGAGATAAGAATTTGCGAAAACAACAAAGGCGTGATTGATACAGTATTCAGGCAGTTTAAATACACTGCAAGACAGGCAGTCCAGGAGTGGGGTGAGGAAGCTCTACACGGAGAAATGAGAAAACTATTAAAAGACAAGCCCGACGAGAAGATGGACTTTGTACATGGCGTAATGCCACGTAAAGATGCTGAAAGGCAATTTGGACCTGTAAACCTTCCAGAAAAGTTTACTTTTGTTGGATATTATGTCGATAAGAAGAATAAACATCTAGTAGATGTAAAAGGTTTCTTTGAGCAGCCATACTTAATCGCACGTTGGGAACAGCTCGTAGGTGAAGTCTATGGTCGAGGACCAGGTTGGAATGCTTTAGCAGATGTAATGATGTTAAACAAAATGTCTGAAAATAAAATCAGAGCAGCAGAGAAGAATTTAGATCCACCTCTATTAATGGCGGATGACGGTGTTATTCTACCACTGGAAACATTCCCTGGTGGCGTGAACATTGGAGGAGTAAGTCAGGACGGCAGACCTCTAATCCAGCATTTACAAACAGGCGGACGTGTAGAGATTGCACTAGACGAGATGGAACAGCGCAGAGAAGCCGTAAGACGTGCTTACTTTGTTGATCAGTTCGTACCAAAGCAGGGTACACCTGTTACAGCTACAGAATTCGCACAACGGAAAGAAGACGATCTACGTTTAACAGGTCCACATTTATTTAGAGTACGTTCAGAGTACCTGAGCAAGGTAATTGACCGAGTATTTAATATACTTCAACGTAATGGCATATTCCCAGAAGCACCAGATGCATTATCAGGTGTAGACTTGGACATTGAATATATTTCACCACTGGTACGAGCACAACGCTTTGACGAGCTAGTAGCCTTTAACCGTGGTATTGAAAGTGTTCTACCAATTTTAGAGTCAAATCCAGAAGCATTAGACAATATTGATGCAGACGCTTTATTCAGGAAGCATATGGAGATTGCAGGAGTTTCTGTCCAGAACATGAGGAAACTAGAAGCACCAAACCAAGACTCTGTATCAGTGGAAGAGCTGAGAGCACAAAGACAAGAACAGATTGAACAACAGCAGCAACAACAACAGATGATGGAGGGTGCAGGTGCAGTAGCCGATCTTAAATCAGCTGGTGTAGAACTACCAGGAGTTTAATATGGACAGTAAACTAGATTTTTTAAGAAACAGGAAAAGGGACTGGCAAACCACATTCGCTACACCGACAGGTGAGCGTGTTTTGCACGACCTTTATAAGATGTGCGGTATGAATGCTCAAGTATTTGTACCAGGAGATGATCATGCTACGGCATTCAACTCTGGAAAGCATAGGATTGGACAAGGTATTCAATCTTTATTAAGCCATGACGAGGAAAAGATCATGGAAATTGTTAAAAACTCAAAAATTGCTAATTAGGAGTAATATATGACAGAAGTGGGTAACCAAGAGTCTGTAGCAGTAGAAACTGCTCAGGTAGCTGATGGTCCAGTAGAAAGTGCAGCAGCACCTTTACTAGGTTCAGAAGCTCCAATACAAGAAGTAACAACAGAAGCAGCACAGGACTGGAGAGACAGTCTACCAGAAGATTTAAAGGGGAATGCTTCACTAGGTTCTATTAAAAGCGTGGAAGATTTAGCTAAAGGCTATGTAAACGCTCAACAACTAGTTGGTAAGAAGATTGAGGACATGACACCTGAACAGATTGAACAGTTCCAGGCGCAGAAAAACATTCCAGTAGAAGCTGATCAGTATAATCTAGGCGATATGCCAGAAGGTGCTGATAACAATTTAGTAGACTGGTTTAAGAGTACAGCTAAAGAGGCTGGACTTACAGAAGAACAAGCATCGACAATCTTTGAAAAATATAATGAAATGGGAACAGAAGGTCAGAAGATGGCTGAATCTCAATCTGTATTAGACATGGAACGTCAAGTAAACGAATTAAAGGCCGAATTTGGCCCTGCATTTGATGAAAGAGTGGCATTAGCACAAAAAGCCGTTCATGAATTCGGAGGCGAGGAGCTAAAGTCCGTATTAGCGGAATCAGGTCTAGGGAATCACCCAGAGCTAGTTAAAGCATTTGCGAAAGCAGGCATGTTAGTTTCTGAGGGAAATCTCCAAGCAGCTGAACAAAGTGGAAACTTTGGTATGACATCTGCCGAGATTGACAACAAGATAGCATCATTACGAAGTGATCCAAATTTCGATAAGAGATTACGTAGCAATGAACCAGCGATCCGTAACGTAGCCACTAAGGAACTTACAGATCTCTACGCTATGAAGCATGGGGTAGCTCAGTAGAGAGTCCTGAAAACATCTACCGTTGATATCGTAAATATTAGGAAGACCCCTCATAAGAGGACAAGTAGTTCCGAAAAAATCATTAATTAATTATTTTTTAGGAGAAGTATTATGGCCCTTTCAGGTTCATATATTGACCACCATCTGGAGACTTTCAAAGACACTTTGTTAATGGAATTCCAACAGAAGGGTTCGGTCCTACGTCCTACTGTAAATATCGAGTCATTGACCGGTAACCAACATAGTTTTGATAAAACTGGCGTTGAAGCCGTTGTTGAGAAGACTACGCGAAATCAAAAGAAGTCTTACACAGACCCTACGAAAGAGCGCAGAACTCTTACATTCGATTACTTTACATTTGACAGAGCATTAGACGATGTAGATCTAGCAGACATGGTGAGCGATCCTCGCTCTGATTATGTTAGAGGTGCAGTTTATGCCCACGGACGTAAAAACGACGAGTTAATCGCAGACGCATTACTCGGTTCACAAAACGTTGAAACCAACGGTTCAGCAGCAGCCACAGCATTGCCTTCAGGGCAGAAGATCGCTGTAAATGATCATACATATGATACAGCTGGTGGAACCAATGACATCGGTTTGACAGAGTTTAAACTTAACCACGCGCTTAAGATTATCTCAGCAAATCATGCATTCGGTGGTAGCGGTTCTATTTACTGTGTAACCAACTCTAACCAGCTTTCTGGTTTGAAAATGGTGACTCAAGTAACTAGTGGCGATTACAGATCTAGCCGACCTTTAGAAGGTCCTGGTGTAGATTCGTCTATCAACGGTTTCTTAGGCATGACTTTCATCAAGTATGAAGATCTTGATCTTGATGCTAACTCTGATGAAAGAGCAGTAGTATACACTGAAGACGCTATTAAAATGGGTATTCGTAAACCTCTATCAGTAGAGATTATGAAAGATACCACTTTAGTAGGTAACCCCGACACTATTAGTGTAACCGAGGATTTCGGTTGTGCTCGTATGTTCGAGGAAGCAGTTGTAGAAATTGCTTGTGACCCATCAACTTTTGTTTCAGCATAATATAGGAGAATAAATCATGGCAACTACAGTTGTATCAAATTTTATTACTAGCGCTGAAAGCACAAGTTTGCAAATCGGAAAAGAAGAAGCAGGTTCGGTAAAAGGTATTAGTACCTCTATCGCAACAGGCGGAGCCTTGACTGATAACAGCGTTATCGCAATGTGTACCATCCCTGTGGATGCAAACATTTTGTCAATTCGTCACTGGTCAGATGACCTTGGTACTACAGGAGATTTAAACTTAGGTTTCTATCCCGGTAATATCGTAGCATCTACTATGGCAGTAGCCGACACAGTTGATGAAGACGCTTTAGCGACAGCAGTTGACGTAAACGCAGCAGCACTAGCTGATGTTGAACTTCGTTATGAAGTTCTAGACATCAATACAGGTGGTCAAAAAGCATGGGAATTAGCAGGTCTTTCCGCTAAACCAGCTTATGACACCTTTCATATTGCATATACACTCTCAGAGGCTACAACCGCTGGTGGTGATATCACTATGAACGTTACTTACATTAGCTAAGTAATAAAGGAAAGGAGGCTTCGGCCTCCTGACCTACTTAACAAACAAAAAAGGAATAAATAAAAATGGTTAGCGAAGTAGCTATTTGTAATAACGCATTATTAAAGATTCATGCACAAACAATTACAGCACTTACAGACAACTCCCAAGAAGCAGTTGCATGTAACATTTACTATGAGCAGATGAGAGATGATGTGTTAACAGCCCATCCTTGGAACTTTGCTATAACAGAGGCAACACCAAGTCTTTCTGTAGACACCCCATTAATCACTCAGTTCAGCTATAAATATTTAATCCCAGCAGATAGTTTAAGGATTATAAAAGTAGTAGACAGTTCAGGACATCCTCACGCCTTTAAAGTAAAGGGCGGATTTATCTATACAAATGGATCTGGGATAAAGTGTGAATATATAAGGAAAGAGACAGACACAGCAAAATTCAGTGCACAATTCGTGGATGTACTAGCAACAAGACTCGCAGGAGAGTTGGCTTATGCACTAGCAGGCGCAAGTGAAAGGTCACAGTTCTTAATGAGTCTATATAAAGATAAGCTAACAGAAGCTAAGCGTAGAGATGGTCAAGAAGGAACACCAGATAAGATCACAGCATCTACATGGATCAACAGTAGACATAGTTCAAACGTAAAAGATCCTACATTAGTACAATAGAATAAGGAGTCAAGCTTTGAAGAATTGCCATATGTGTGGAGTAGATTCAAAGACTACGAGATGTAAACCTTGTAATAAGATCTATTCTAGAGATTACCGTAAGAAGAATAAGAAAAGACTTCAGGAATATAAGAAGAAATGGGACGAGGATCACAAGGAAGAGTTGAGAGTGTACTTCCAGGAGAGATGGGTTAGAGAACGTCCAGATCCTTATATACCGAAGTCACCAGAGCACAAACGTAAGAGAGAAAGAAAGTATCAAAAAAATAGAAGGGTTAGGATTTATGCTCCTATTTCAAAATACTACAGAGAAGAGACATTAAGAATTTATAATACATGTCCAGAAGGAAATCATGTTGATCACATAGTACCTCTAGTTCATAAAGATGTATGTGGATTACACGTTCCATGGAACTTACAATATTTAACACCAAAAGAGAATTTGCTTAAGGGCAATAGATTCGGAGGATAAAATTATCGGCAGGGCAGCTATCATACAGAACAATTTTACAGGTGGTGAAGTATCCCCTAGATTCTACATGCGTGTAGACAATGACAGATACAAATCAGGTGTAAAAAGATTAGAGAACATGAAGATCCTCCCTCAGGGCGGAGCTGTTAGCCGTGAAGGTACAGCGTTCGTTAATGAGGTAAAGGACAGCTCTAAGGCTACAAGACTTATAAGATTTGAATTCAGTACAGATCAAGCTTACATCATTGAGATGGGTGATCTTTATATGAGATTTTATAAAGATAATGCAGTCATCACTGATACAGACCTAGTGATAACAGGTATTACCAAGGCAGATCCAGCAGTTGTGACATATACAGGGACAGACCCTTCTAATGGAGATCAAGTATTTATTAAGAACGTTGTAGGAATGACCGAGATAAATCATGATAAGGTATTCTATACAGTGGCTAACGTTGATTCAGGAGCAAATACATTTGAAGTGCAAGATAGAGACGCGGTCAATGTAGACTCTTCAGCATTCACTACATACGTCTCAGGTGGAACAGTATCACCTATAACAGAGCTAGTAACATCTTTTACAGAATCACAAATATTTGATGTAGACTTTGTACAATCAGCAGACGTACTCTTCATGGTACACCCTTCACATGAGCCGGTAGAACTTTCAAGGACTTCTGACACACAGTGGACACTAACAGAGACATCATTTACGGATGGTCCATACCTAACACAGAATTCTACAGATACCACTCTAGTACTCTCAGGAACAGGGGCCAGTACTATTACTATTACAGCAAGTGCCACAACAGGCATTAACGGTGGAACAGGTTTCGAAACAACGGATGTAGGCAGACTAATAAGATGGCAAGATCCAGCAGATGACTGGCACTATTATCAAATAGATACAAGATCTAGTACCACAGCAGTTATATGTACAAGACTTTCAGACGAGACACCTTCAGCTACGACAGCTACAGAAGGATGGAGGCTAGGAGCTTGGTCAGACACAACAGGACATCCAGAAACAATAGCATTCTATGAGCAAAGACTCTTTTACGGAGCGACATCAAATCAACCTGACACCGTATGGGGATCTGCTGTAGATGACTTTGTTAATTTCACCCCAGGAGTTGCAGACGATGATGCAGTTAATTATACACTAGCTACTACGAGAGTAAACAGAATTAGATGGTTAGCACCACACTCCTTATTACGTATTGGTACATCAGGTGGTGAGTTTACACTGGGAGGAAGCGATACCTCATCAGCTATTACCCCTACTAACGTGAAAGTGAAGAGAGAAAGTACTTATGGAAGTACTACTGTAAAACCCCTCTCAGTAGGAAATGCAACACTATTCTGGCAGAGAGCAGGAAAGAAACTTAGAGAGCTGGTGTTTAACTTTGAAGTTGATGGATTAGTATCACCAGATTTAACACTTATCTCAGAGCATATTTCATCTACTGGAGTCAAAGAGATGGCATACCAGTCAGAACCAGATTCTATTGTATGGGTAGTGAGGACAGATGGAGAGCTTATAGGAATGACCTATATGAGGTCAGAGAACATTGTAGCATGGCACAGACATCCTATCGGAGGACCAGCAGGAACAGCTGTAGAGTCTGTATCATCTATTCCAATATCAGATCAAGACCAAGTTTGGACAATAACCAACAGAACTGTTAATGGTGTAACTAGGAGATATGTCGAACGTCTTACAAACAACTTCTTAGGAGACACAACAAACACAGTAAAAGATGCAGTCTTTGTTGACAGCTCATGTTCATTTACAGGAGAGACCCCAGACGCTACACTAACACCAGGAGCAACAACTGGAACATCTATCACATTTACAGCAGGTTCAGCAGTATTCGCCTCTACAGATGTAGGGAGACATATCAGAACTAGTACCACAGATGCAGATGGAGTCATTACAGAGGCTAAGGCCACTATAATGAGCTATACAAACACTACAACCGTTGTTGCAGACATAGATGTAGATTTTGCGTCTACAGATGCTATTGCATCAGGAAGCTGGACACTATCTAAAATTACCTATGATGGTTTAGACCATTTAGAAGGTGCATCAGTGTCTATACTAGCAGACGGCGGAACACATACAAATGAAACAGTTACATCTGGATCTATCACACTAGACCAACAGGCCACAAAGGTACATGTAGGATATGGGTATGACCAGGTAATAGAAACTTTAGATACTGAAGGATCAAGTCAATTAGGATCTATTCAAGGTACTAGAGCCAGAATAACACAATTTATCCTAAGACTTTATAAATCCGTTGGAATGGATATTGGATATGATGAAAATAATCTTCAAAGCATCGATTTCCGTGTACCAAGCGATTTAATGGATGAAGGAGTACCACTCTTCACTGGAGATAAGATCATAAGACCTCCTCACAGTTATAGAGATAATGCAAAAATGTTTATCAAACAAACACAGCCACTACCACTGAACGTATTAGGGTATGTAGCGAAAGTACAGTCAAGCGATGCATCATAGAGCAGAAGTAATACCATTCTTACCAGGCCACTTAGATGAAATAGATGTACAAGACGAACAAAAGTACATCTTCAAGCATCTAGAAGATACTGGAATATCTCGTTTACAATACGGATATATATTAGTAGACGGAGCTATAATCGAGAAAGACGGTTGCCCATGTGCTTGGAGTTACATAGTAAACGGAAAAGTAGTCGGATGTGGTGGAATTATTACTACAGGACTAGATCATATGGCAGAAGCTTGGTGTATCTTTGGAAAAGACTTCAAGAGTGCTGCTAGAATAGCCGTTAAACGCATTCTAAGAGCCGTACAGGAGTGTAATTACGATCGGGTACAGGCAGTTACAGAGGTTGACTTCAAGGTAGCTCAGCGCTTCTTAAAATGGCTTGGCTTCGAAGAAGAAGGAATTTTACGCTGTTCAGGCGCAGATAAGAGAGATAATATCATATATAGTATAATAAGAGGTAAATAATGGCCCCAGCACTACCATTCATAGCAATAGGTGCACAAGTACTAGGAGCAGTATCCAGTTTTAGAGGGACTCAAGCAGAGACCCAGGCAAATGTGAATGCAGCTAGACATAATCAACAAGTGGCAGAGTTTAATGCAGCTACATCACGGAATAATGCCATAGCAGCTAGACAGGCATCTCAGGCGACTGCAGAGAAGATCAGAAAAGATACTGCCAGGAGAATATCAACCATAAAGAGTAAGTTTGCAAAGGGAGGAGTCGTGTCCTCAGAAGGTTCTGCATTATTAGTAGCACTGGAACAAGCTTCAGAAGGACAATTAGCAGTAGAAGAAGAGTTATTTGCAGGAGAGAATCAGGCAAGGGGGTTTTCAACAGAAGCATCCCTAAGTGATTTAGAAGCTGGTAGACAGTCTCAAAAAGCATCTACAGCAAAGACAGCAGGCAGAATAGCTGGAGCAACATCAATACTTTCAAGTGCAGGAGCTATAACAGGCTCAGGCGCTTCATTATTTTAATAGGAATTAGTATATGCCAAAGGTAGAAATTAAGAGAGGAACAAGTGTCAGAAGGACACCAGCAGCCATTCAAAACGTTAAGGCTAGACAAATAGCCCCTGATACGTCTATAGCGAAGGCTCTCAGTTCATTTGGAAACGCAGCATTAGGGCTGGGTACTCAAATTGCAGAACAAGAACGTGTCAAGAAGGATGCAGCCTATGTTGCTAATACTTCTATAGAAGCTGATAAAGCAGCTAGAGAAATTTCAGACAGGCTCAGAACATCTCAAGAAGATCCAGAAGGACATACAGTACGTTTTGAAGAAGAGATAGATGCAGTCTATAAGGGCTTGTTAGATAATGCTCCTAGTAGGCAATCAAAAAACTTGTTGCAATCACAGCTAGCAGGTTTTAAACGTGCTGGTATACGTAATGAGTATAACTTCGAGAGATCCTCATTAGATGCTATGAGGTCGGGACAACATGAGGACTCAATAAATTTCCTAGGTAATAAGTTACTCAGAGATCCAGATAGCTTTGAACAAGTTAAGGCTCAACATGAGCAGAACTTGGATGCACTAAAGACTTTCAAAAGTGCAGCAGAGATTGAAGGCATCAGAGACAGAGACCAAGAACACCTAGCCAATTCTATGGTGCAAGGTATCATACAAAGAGACCCAGCTGAGGCTGTTGCTCTTTTAGAGTCTGGAGCTTTTGATGAGACGTTTACAGGACTTCAGACTCAAGCTTTAGTAAAGACTGCGCAATTACA